TTTGTAATGTTTTTCCTGGAAGTTCAGCGGTATCGCACTGTAGTGACAAGTATCTTGTTATTGATGTTTTCGATGATCTGTCTAAAGGATTTTCAGAAAATGGACGACTTAATATATCTGTGACATCAGAAACTAAAGTATTTGGTAAATTTAACAACTGTTCTAAAGTACCGGTACTAATAAAATTGTTTATATATCGTGGAATAGGTAAAATCATTTTAAATCTATTCGGTCTCGCTAATCCGTCTTTAGCACGAATATTGGATAAAAAGAGTGTTGGTGTAAAAGACATTAGAATGTATCCTTAGAATCTTGAAAAACTACAAATTTAGAAACAGGTTTTTTCTCTGATGTAAAATCTTCCATTGGAAGTAGAACGGCTATATCCCATTCATCTGCATCTATTTCTAAAAATCTCGATTGTATTTGTGTGAACAGATATCTCTTAATGCAAGCATTTTTTTCAAATATTCTAGATGCAGCTTTAAGTGTTTGATACGTTAATTTTAATTTTGTTGTTTTATCGAACTTGTCGTTATTGGCATACGAACTTAGTTTGTCCATTAATATTAATCTTTGTTTAGGATGAATGTAATGTAAATTTAATCCTAAAAATCCATCTGTATAACGTTCTATAGGCAAAACCAAAGGAAATCTATCATAATATTTCATTTTTTCTTTTGTCTTAGGGTCATAAAAGAAAAAGTACATCCTACCAATCATACTACGTTCGCGCAATCTTGCCATGTCATTCATTAGACTAGCTTTTGTTGGTCTTAGATTTGCAACCTTCGTGCGTAACCAATCTCTAGATTCTCTTGATCTAGCTGCGTGTCCTTCTTTCTGAAGTGATGCTTGAATTCTGTCGATTAAATATGCCATCGACTATTTATACTAGACCCAGATCGTTTTCTGTAAGTATAAGGAACTTCCAGCCGTGTTCTTTGCAGAAGATATCGGCAGCTTTCCATTTTTCTTGATTTATTGCGTAAGTTGCAGCTTCTTGTAGATACCTTTTTGTTTTTCTTTTTTGTTTAGGCATTTTTGTTTGTACTTCAGGTTTTACTTCAAGTACGTAAGTCATTACTGTTCCATCTTTTTTCTTAGTTTTTACGACAAAATCTGGAAAGTAACGGTGCATTTTTTTATCGATAGGATTGCGATACGGTATGAAAAGTTCTTCAGAAGCCCACCAGGTAACCATCGGATTTTCGTCCAGATATTTCATAACATAGAGTTCCCACGAAGATCGATAAACTATGTTAGTCGCATCTCCGTTATATTTGGCGGGATTTTTGGGAGTAAACTTTCCTGAATATGGCATAAATATTATATATTCACAAAGGAATCGTATGGCATTCTTCAATCTAACCGACATTAAAATAAAAGATTCGAAAAGAAATTTTGAATCGCAAAGTAGATTTGGTACCAGTATTCTGAGATATCCACTGGATATAGGGTCTTTGGACAAAGGACACTATATGATTATTCATATAAACAAACAAATAAAATCCAGATTTAAAACTGGTATTGATACTGAGAATATTCCTACAATCTTTCAAAATCAAAATCAGAACGGATCATATGGACTCTCTGTTGTTGGACCAAATATAAGTCGTATTAGTGGAGATACTGCGGCTCTTGAATTTGTTCAAAATGGTATAAACCAAGCTTCAACACTTGGTAATAGAATAAAAGCTGAAGCTAATGATTTGGAAGAAGGTCTGACAAAAGAACTTACTGAGAAAGCACTTTCAGGAGGAATTGCACTCTTTCAAGGAATGAAAAACACCGGAATAGAATATTTTAATTTACTAGGACAAGGAAAAGGTTTAAGAACAATAGAGAGAACCACTGATAGTATTGCTCTTTATATGCCAGATACTTTAAATTTTTCTAATAATCAACAATACTCCACAATGGAGTTTGGATCTTCACCGTTAGCATATTTAAATGCTGCTGCTGCAGGATATAGTAATATAAAGGATATAGAAGGTAATACTCCTAAATTAACCGCATTTACGCAAAATATAACTCCTTTTATACTTAATCGATTAAGTAATCGACTTTTAGGTAATGTGGGAACTGGTCTTTTTGCAGCTGCGTCAGGCAGTGTTTTAAATCCTCAACTTGAAATGATATATACTTCTCCTTCTTTTAGAGAATTTAGATTTGATTTTATGTTATATCCCAGAAGTTCACAAGAAGCCTATGAAGTACAATTAATTTTAAGTAGATTAAGATTTCATCAAGCACCAGAGATATACAAAGAAGGAGCTGGAGCGTTAGGTGGATTTTTTCTAGTACCTCCTTCAGAATTCGACATTGAATTTTATTATAACGGAAGAATTAACCCTAATATACCAAAAATTTCAACATGTGTTTTAACTTCCATAGATACAGACTATGCTCCTAATGGTTGGGCTGCTTATGAAGTTCCTGGTGATGCTGGAGAACCTCTTCTAGGAAGCACAGGTATGCCAGTTGGTATTAGATTATCTTTAAATTTCCAAGAAACAGAAATAATGACTAAGGACAATTTTCCTAGGGATGATGTAACTGCTCAACTTTCGAGAATGACTGATGCAATTTCTATACCTAGAAATTTAGGTTAAAGGTTAATTAAATGGCAAAATTTTTCAATTATTTTCCTAAATCATTATACTACTTAAATGATGATCAAGTATCTTTAGATGCTGTTACAAACTTAACATTTAAAACAGTATTTAATAATACATTCAAAGAAAATTCTGTTGTTTATTATGATTATATTGTTTCTGAGGGTGAAACTCCAGAAATTTTAGCTGATAAAATCTACAATTCTTCGGAAAGACATTGGATTATATTGATGATGAACAATATAATAAATCCTTTTTTGGATTGGCCAATGTCATATACAAGTTTAAATAAGTATATTGATTCAAAATATTCTGCAAATAATTATGCAGATACAGCAAACACTTCAGTGAGTGGTCTTTATTGGTCGCAGTCTAATATAAAAGAATATTTTATAAAAGAAAAAAGAACAATACTAAACACTGGAGAATACTCTGAAAAAACAATAATCATAACATCTAATGATTATGCAAACACTTCTCCAATGACAAGTAATAATTACACATTAAGTGATGGAACACAAATAGAGTTAAAAACAACAAGAGGAACAAAAAATTATTATGATTATGAAATTGAAAAAAATGAAGAAAAACGAAAAATAAAAATATTAAAACAAGAATTTATTCCTTTAATGGAAAAAGAATTTAAAAATTTAACAAAATAAAATGGATATAGATTATTTTCAGTCAACAGGTTTTAGAATAAAAGAATTAAGTCTTATATCCAAAACGGGTGTAAGTTATTCACTTACTGCTTTTTATCAAGAATTAAATATTTTTGATTCTATACTACATTCTTGTGTAACAGGTAATATTTTAATATCTGATTCTGCTGGATTATCCAATATGTTTTTATTTGATGGTAATGATTTTTTAAAAATACATATAGGAAAAGTTGACGCTGATATTCTGGATATAGAAAAAACTTTTAGAATTTATAAACAATCTGATAGAACATTTGTGAATCAAAATACTGAAAAATATATTCTACATTTTATTTCAGAAGAATTTGTTACCTCAATAACTCAATCTGTTGGTCCTTTAGATTTTGAAGGAACATACAGTGATATGGCAGAAAAAGTATTGAAAGAACATTTAAAAAGCGATCCTAAAAAAATTACTAATGGACAGTTTGATACTTCATTAGGTATTAAATACCAAAGAATGCCAGAAAAAATCAAAGCAATGGATTTTTTAAATGAAATAGCTAAACTTGCTGTTGATGAAGAACTTAGACCTTGTTTTTTATTTTATGAAAATCTTTTTGGTTTTAATTTTGTTAGTTTAACAAATGTGTTAAAAAATCAAGCTATATGTACTATAAATTTTAACACAAAAAATTTAAATGCAAATATATCCAATGATGTTGATGAATTTACTAGTGCTAGATATTTTAAAGTTATTCAACAATATGATCTTTTGAGTAATATTAAAAATGGTGTTTATTCGGGAAAATTTATTGGACACGATAAAACCACAGAACAACATTTAACATTATATTATAATTTTGATACAATAAATCATCCTATGAGTCCTTACAATAATGGACCTGCGGTATCTAATCCGCGAACTGTTTATGGTGAATTAAAAGATGTTGATACTGCGTCTACTTTAGAAGAAGATTCTACTCATATATTTGCAAGTTCTACTTCAGATATTGAAAACAATACGATTGATAGTTTTAATTCAAAAATAGGATATGAAAATATATCAGTTAGAAGAAAATCAATATTTGCAAATTTATTTTCCCAAAGAGTTAAACTAGTTATACCTGGAAATTTTGCAGTTACTTCTGGAGTAAATGTTAATTTAAACGTTCCAAAATTTTCTCAAAAAACTAACAGTGAAGATAATTTAGATAGAACGTTACATGGACATTATTTGGTAATAGCTTGCAGGCACAAATTAACTCCTGATAATAAACATGAGACTATATTTGAGGCTTGCACAAATAGTTCAAATAAAAGTGATAATAGAAATACAATGATTAGTTCAAAAAATTATGAAAATTTTGCTTAATAGATTACAAGAGGTTTAAATATGACGATGCAAATTTTAGAAAAAGACGGTATTGTTGTAGACAATGCGGATCCTTTAGGTATAGGACGAGTTAGAGTCTTTGTTTATGGTGTGCATGATATAACAGGAGTTAAAACTCCTTATGAAAATTTACCATGGGCATATCCATCACAAAGTATTTTTGCGATTCCTACTGTTTGGAGTTCTGTTAGAATAAAACATAGATTTACTTTTGGAAAAAGTCCTCTTAGCGCATTAATGGACCAAGATTCTATGGAATATTATTCTCCAAAACCTTTTATAAAATTGGCTTTAGATAAAGATCCTAGAAGAATTATGACTTGGGATCCTACAGTTCAACAATGGTTAAAAGATAATCCAGTCAGTGATGATGACATTCGAGCAAAGAAAAAAAAATTAGAAGAAGATAGAGATTTCAAAGAACGACAACTGCTAGCATTAAAAGACCTTTATAATAGTACTTTAGAACAAGAATCAGAAGCTTTAAAATTGATTGAAAGTAATACTGTAGAAGAAAGGCAAAAAGAACTAAAAGAACTTAAATCAAAAAAATGGGATTTAGATTATCAGTTGACCAGCACAATTGTTTCATATACTCAAAGAGCTCAAATAACATATCCAAATAGAAGTACTGATGATAAAGATTTAACGTATCAAGAATATGAAAATAAAATACTTGCGGATGTTTATGAAAGATATGATAAAGACATAGAACCAATTGAATCTCGAATAACACAGTTAGAATCCGAAATTCAAAATTTTTCAGAAGTAGAAAAAGGTAATGCAGCTGTTCAAAAATCTTTTGAAGAAAAAAAATCAGGAGTTTTACAAGAAATTGAAAAAGTTAGTAATGAATTAGTTGCACTTGATAAAGAAATTTTATATTTGGATTCAGTAGGTTCTGAAGGTGCTCGAGCAGTTTCCAAATGGACTGATGCTCAAAAAATGGATGCTCGTTTAAGTGATGCAACATTTGATACAAAATCATCAAAAGTTTTTGATTCGCAGGGACGATTAATAGGAAATTGGACAGGCACTTATTTCTTTTTACCGGGTTTTCTTTTTCAACCTGGACCACCAATTTATGAAAGACAATTGGCGGGTAGGTTAAAACTAGCTTCACATATTATGGCTAGAGATGGTAATTATTCGGTATCGGGAGATAGAAGTACAATAATTGATCCTTCCGACAGTGGTGCTATAAAAAAATCTAATGAAGATAAAACTTTTAGTTGCGATCTTTCAGATGAAACAAAGTTAAAAATTCTTACAAAAAAACAAGCAGTACTTAGTGCTGTTAGATGGCTTAGAGACCAAATAGCTTCTCTATTTTCATTAGACTCCAATTCTGCTTTGGCTCAATCAATAAGAGCCGCAGTAAAACAATTAACCGCTTTACTAAAGTCCATTCAAAAGTTTTTAACGGTTGTAAATGATATTATATTAGAGATTGCAAAAATTACCGCTAAAATAAGGCAAATGATAAATTGGATATTAAGTTTACCCGCAAGACTTTTAGCTTTACTTCAAGAGTGTTTAACGCATTTTTTTAATTCTTTGTCGGATGCTTTTTCCGATTCATTATCAACTTCTATTCCAGGATCTACTAATAGTTTTACTGAAGTTTCCGATTTAATAAAACAAGCAAAAAGTACATATGAAACTGCAACAGAAACAGTACAATCAACAGTAGCAGTATACACTGAAGCAAAAGCTATAGAAGCAACATTTGAAAAGGTATAATAATGGCAGATACAGAAGTTAAAAAACCCGAAGGAAATAGTACTTGGTATGAACCGGATTCCCAAGCATCAAATAGTGCTTATCCTCATGTAAAAGGATTTTATTCCGATTCTGGTCATTTTGTCGAATTAGATGATACTCCAGAATTTGAAAGAATACGCATACAACATAGAAAGGGAAATTACACCGAAATACAGTCTGACGGAACTGAAATTCATAAAATTATAGGTGACAATTATGAAATAATAGTGAAAGACGAGGAAGGAAAAGGAGGCAATAAACACGTTTTAATTAAAGGATATTGCACAGTAACTATTGAAGGTGATTCTAAATTAAATGTTATAGGTGATGTTTATCAAAACATTCAAGGTAACGTATATCAAAACGTTGAAAAAAATATGGATTGTGTTGTTACTGGTGAATTAAATATAACTTCTGAATCTGATGTAAATATAACAGCAGGTGGTGTAGCAGGACAAATAAATTTAAATGCGCCTTTTGGTGTTCATATAGATAGTGATGTTACTGTTAGTGGATCTATTTCATCAACGGGATTTATATACAGTGCAGAGAATGTTATGGCCGATAAAAAAGTTTATGGTCGTGAAGGATTAACTACCATCGCTGGCATATTGTGTGGATTTCCAGATGCAGGTCCTTTGCCTCCAGGAACAATTAAAGCCGCAGTTTCTCTTGAAGTTCCCATAGTAAATGCGCTTGTACTAAATGACATAGTTGGACCAATACAGATATTCAGACATGCATATACATATCATTTTCATCCAGGAGATTCTGGAGGAATTACTGGAATTCCTAATATAGGAGCTTTTTAATGGCAAATGTTTTAAGTAGATTAAGTACCACTTTTAGTTCATCTAAATTTGGTAATGATATTAATTTGAGTGATAAAGCCAAGGCTTTTTTAAACACGGAACCTATAAAAATGAGTTCGTGGGCAGCTAGTGATTTAGCTAATGGTGCGATAACACGTTCAGATTATTTCCAAAACCCTGTTGCAACTTATGTTTCCAGTATATCTTCCAATTTAAATTCAATTATAACTTTATGTATCTCAGATCCAGCTAATAACTATCCTTCTTCAACCGCAGCTATACAAAATTTAGCAAATTCCTCTAATAATTTGGTTACTCAGTTAAATTTATTTTTACAACATACAAATAGAATATCTGGTGTTTCAGATAGTTATTTTGATTCTTCTGCGGGAGTTATAAAACCAAATTATCAAGATTGTGTTGGATCTGGAGGAATGTTATTAGCCATACTGGGAACAACTGATAATGTTAGAAATTCGGCTCCTATTTTAAATCAATTTACTAGTTTGTATATTGAAGAAGAATTAACTGCTAACAATTGGAGTATAGGAAATACTAAAAATTCATTACAAACCGTTCCTTCTACATTAACAACATCTCAAGTAAATGCTATGAATGTTATTATAAACACTGCAAATACTTTACTTTATACGAGAAGAACCGAGGATGAGAACTATTTTTATACTTCTCAACAAATTTTGAAAGATTTTCAAATATTAAACGGACTACAAAACTCAGGAAGCACTGAAAAAAATCTAATTACTAATAAAATAGGAACTACAAAACTTAAAACCTCTTTAGGAATTGAATAAATAATAGATGCCTACAATAACCACAAATGTTGCAAGAACTTATAAGGATTTGGACCTCCTTTTTAATGTTCATCCAATAAAAAAAGACGTTAATAAACACACCTCAGAAATGGCTGTGATTAATTCCATAAAAAACTTGGTTTTAACCAACCATTACGAACGTCCTTTTCAACCAGAAATAGGTTCGAATGTATCTAAACTTTTATTTGAAAACTTAGATTTTATAACCGCGGCCGCCTTAGAAAGAGAAATAACTCAAACTATAAGAAACTTTGAACCTAGAGCTTCTGTTTATAGAGTAAGAGCTATACCAGACTATGATAACAACGGATTTACCGTAGATATGGAATTTACTATAGTGAATAGAACCGAACCAATAACAATAACATTTTTTCTAGACCGAGTAAGATAAATGACAGATCGTTTAAGAGTAACAGAACTTGATTTTGATGAAATCAAGACAAATTTAAAAAATTTTTTAAAGAATCAAAACGAATTTACTGATTATGATTTTGAAGGTTCAGGTTTAAGTGTTCTTTTGGATATTTTAGCCTATAACACTCATTACAATGCTTATTATTTAAACATGATTGCTAATGAATCATTTTTAGATACCGCACTTTTAAGAAATTCTGTTGTTTCTCATGCTAAAAAATTTGGTTATATTCCTAGATCATCGACAGCAGCAAGAGCAATCGTTAATTTTACAGTGAATAGTTTAAATTCGACTCCAGGTTCTTTAACTTTACCTAAAGGATATACTTTTATATCTAGTTTAGTAGACAATAAAATATATAAGTTCGTTACTTTAGATGATGTTACTGTAAGTAAAGTAGGTACAAACTTTACATTTCAAAATTTAAAAATATATGAAGGTTCTCTAAATCGTTTTTCTTTTACACATTCAGAATCTTCAAATCCAAAACAAATATTTACTATACCTGATGAAAATATAGACATTTCAACATTAAAGGTTTCTGTTCAACAATCTGTTTCTAATACAAATTCAATTGTTTATAATTTGGCTACAGATGTAATAAACTTAACGTCAAATTCAAATGTTTATTTTTTACAAGAAGGTTTAAATAGTCAATATCAAATTTATTTTGGTGATGATGTAATTGGTAAAAAAATACCAGATGGAGGAGTTGTTAATGTAACATATCTTTCGACAAACGGATCTATAGTAAATAAAGCAAACAATTTTATAGCAACAACACCAATTTCATCATATACTACATTTACTGTACAATCTGTTTCCTCTGCTTCTGGTGGATCAGAAAAAGAATCTGTAGATCAAATTAAATTTTCTGCGCCTTTACAATTTATTTCTCAAAATAGAGCAGTAACAAAAAATGATTATGTAAAAATAATACAACAAAAATATCCGCAATTTGATGCAGTAAATGTTTGGGGTGGAGAAGAAAATATACCTCCTGTATATGGTAAAGTTTTTATTTCTGCTAAACCTAAATTAGGATTTGAAGTTTCTGATACCGAAAAAGATTACTTTATAAATGAGATAGTTAAACCTATAAGTGTATTAACAGTTACTCCAGAATTCGTAGATGTCGATTATAATTTTATTAAATTAATTTCTACAGTTTATTACGACCCAACAAAAACAACTTTAAACACATCAACTTTACAATCAAAAATTACAACTGCTATAAATTCATTTTCAAATTTGAATTTAAATAAATTTAATTCAATTTTTAGTTCATCAAAACTTAGAACTAATATTGACAATAGTGATGTTTCTGTAGTTTCTAATGAGTTAGAAATTTTTTTATCTAAACGATTTAGACCTATTTTGAGCCAAACGAATACTTATATTTTAGATTTTGGTGTTGAATTATCTAGAGGTACTACCTTAGATAATTTCTATTCATCACCAACATTTACCGTATTAGATGAAAATCTTGTTGAGAGAAATTGTTTTATTGAAGAAGTTCCTTCATCATTTACTGGTGTAGAAACGATTTCAGTTATTACACCAGGATCAAATTACACAACAACTCCTACGGTTGAAATAGTAGGTGATGGTAGAGGAGCAAAAGGTGTAGCTATAATAGTAAACGGAAAACTAAATTCGGTAAAAGTTACGAATCCTGGAATCGGTTACACAACTGCAGCAATAAGAATTATTGGTGGTGGTGGATCAGGAGCTTCAGCTGAAGCCGTTTTGGAAAACAGATTTGGAAAAATTCGTTTAGCTTATTTTAAACCAGATGAGGTTACAAGTAAGAGTACAAAAGTTGTTTTGAATTCTTCTAAAGATGAAGGTGTTACTGGAACGATAGATTATATACTAGGCAAAATTACAATTGACAATTTTTCGCCCCTGTCTATTGATAATGACTTTGATGAATTAACAATAAACGTTAGACCTAAATCTACTGTTTTGCAATCAATTAAAAATAAAATGTTAGCTTTTGATGAAACCGATCCAACAAGTGTTGTTGTTGAACTAAAAACAATCTAATAAATGTCAGAATTAATTCTTTCCAATTTAGTTTCTAGTCAGTTACCGGATTTTGTAAGGTCCGATAACCCAAAATTCGTACTTTTTTTAGAAAAATATTATGAGTGGTTAGAAAGCAGCAATAATGCTTTGTATGAAGTTAAAACTTTATACGATTCAAAAGATGTAGATTTGATCGATGATTATTATTTAAATGAAATAGTAAAGGAAATATTACCTTATTTTCCAAAAGAAATACTACTTGACAAATCTACATTCATAAAAAATATTGGCAGTTTTTATAGATCAAAGGGAACTCCAGAAGCTGTAAAATTTCTTTTCAGAGTTTTGTATAATGAAGATATAGAAATTTATTTTCCCAAAGAACAAGTTATTAAAGCTTCCGATGGTAAATGGGTCTTACCTTTATCTTTGAGGGTAGAAACGGGAGATACAAACGTCTTTGATATAGAAAGATGTAAAATAACAGGAACAAATTCTAAAGCTACAGCTATAGTTGAAAAAGTAATAAAATCTGTCGATAGACAACTTGGTATTGAATATATTGAACTTTACATTTCAAATATCGATAAATTGTTTACTACTGGTGAAAATGTATTTACTACTGTAGTTAGAACTAATGGAACGGAAGATTTTGTTACGGCTAAATTAATTGGTTCTCTTTCCGAAATCAAAATTGATCCTAAGAATAGAGGGTTATATTATAACGCTTATGATCCAGAATTGGATTATGATGGTGATCCAGTTACTATCATAGGAGGGTTAAATCCTAGTTCTGGTAATCCTGTTGGTGCTATCGCTACTGTTGGTAGTGTTTTAAAGGGATCGGTTGAAGATATTATTGTAACGAATGGAGGATTTGGTTTTAGAAATCCTTCTATCGATATTAACACTTCAATAATAGATTTTAAGGGTGGTTTTAAAGATGTATTATTGGGGGCCGAAGCTAAAGCAAGAATACTTTTATTGGACGAATCAACTTATAGAACATTAAACGTAAGTAATTTTACAATTGAAAGTATATTCTCATCATCAATCAACGGCATCGATAATGTAGCTAACAATAAAACAATAAATGAACTAACGACAAAACAAACATTAAATGTTTTTCCAATATCATTTATAACAGTAGATTCTTCTGGTGGTGGTTATAAGAGTAAACCAGACATTGATATTTACAGTTTATATATGGAAGAACTTGACGATACACTAATAATAAATTCTACTGTTGCGATAAAAGATACCAAAATCTTGATGGACGAATCTCAAGATTTGACATTATCTTTTGAACCTGGTGAATCTGTTAGATTATTTCTTAAAAATAGATACGAAGATGTTAGAAAAGTTGCAAATGTTTCTTCAAACACACTTACTTTTTTAGAACCTTTTGAAAATAATATTGACAATTTATCAGTATATAAAATCAATAGAAGAAAATTAAATGATGTTGGATCTTTAGGTAGAATTGAAATAGTTAATGGTGGTAGTGGTTATGCTATAGGAGAATATTTAACTTTTAGTAGTAATGGTAGAGGTTATGGAGCTAATGCTAACGTTTCTTCTTTACATGCAGGTAACAATGGAATAAAGACGGTAACTTTCAATGAATCTTCATCTTATATTAGAGGTGGTGAAGGATATACGATGCAAGATTTGCCAACAGTAAGTGTTAGTACTACTTCTGGATCTGGAGCAATATTAAAAGTTACAGAAATTTTAGGTGAAGGTGTTGAGAAAGATGTTTCGACTTCTAGAATTGGATCAATTTCTACTATAAGAGTACTAAGTTATGGGTATGACTATGTTTCAGCTCCAATTATTTCTTTACGAAATGCTGATATTTTATTAAGTAATGTAACAGAAGGTCAAATTTATGTTGCTAACAGTAAGGTATACCAAGGTGCAACAAATGCTACATCTACTTGGACAGCCTACGTTGATAAGTATATTAGTTCAAATAATTTCTTAAGAATTTATAATTATACTGGCAATTTTGATGTAACTTTGCCTGTTAAATCTGATGATGATTTGGTTACAGGAAACGTTATAACTTATTCTGCTTATGGTGATGGTCGCGCCAAAGCAACAGCAATTTTTGAAAATGGGTTAATACGTTATCCAGGAATTTATTTAAATAATGACGGTCAACCGAGTTCCGATCAAAAATTACAAGATGATGAAAAATATCATAATTATTCTTATGTAATCAATACAACCAACGACTACTACAAGTTCAAGAAAACTTTAAAAGAGGTCGTTCATCCAATAGGTACCAAATCATTCGTTACAAGAATTGATACTCATAATAAAGACGTATTTACGCAAAATGCGAGTATAATATATTTAACGCAACAATATCATTCTAATACTTTTAATACAAGTAATGGATCAAATAATATTGTTTCTACAAGTCCAACGCCTAATGTTTATTCCGAAGTTTCTGTTGGAGACACTATAATATTGAAGAATTTGTTTAAAACTATTGTTGGAACCGCAAATATAACTAGTAGTTCAAACGTCATTACTGGTAATGGAACTAACTTTATAAACGATTTGATTGATGGTCAAACTATTTACCTTTCTTCAGGAAATACGGTGGTTGTAAAGACTGTTATTAATGCAAATACCATTTATGCAACCAGTGTTTTAAATGTTTCTTCTACAGATTCGACAATAAATGTAGTTTTCGATGAGACTAAAAATGTTTCATTTGTAAACGCAAACACCATTTTAGTTGATACAGAAGTAACCTCAACAAATAACTTTGTTTCAATTATCGTTCAAAAAGTGAGATAAATAAGTCTATGTCAACAATTATAACAACTAATTTTTCTACTTTAATTGCTCAACAATTCATAAATCTATTGGATGTTGGTGCTAATTCTTATCTTCCTTTGAGTAGAAGGTCTTACATTTTTGCGACTATAGGAAAACAAACACCTTGGGGTACAACTGATACACCTCCAACTCCCGCACAATCAACTAGAGATTTGGTCGCTTACAATGATAGAGCAATAGTTGCAAAAAGAATATCTTTAGAGAATGTTTCTTTTGTCGTACCAAGATATAACTGGACAAGTGGTATCACTTATTCTAGATATGGATGCACAGTTTGTCCAATAGGAACTCCTTTTTATGTTTTAAATTCTAAAGGACAAGTATTTAAGTGTTTAGATAATAATAACAGTTCACCTTCTACGGATGAGCCTGAACTTTTTCTTTCGGCCACTTCATTAGAAGAACCTTTCTTTATAACTTCTGATGGTTACAAGTGGAAATATTTGTATACTTTAAGTTCAAATCAAAGACAAAAGTTTTTAAATGACGAGTGGATGCCAGTTACGTTTAATAGATTTGTTCGTTCATCAGCAATTAATAGAAGTATCGATATTGTAAGAATAACAAATTCAGGTAACAATTATGTTGATGGTCCAACACAAAACATCATAAAAGTAGAAGGTGATGGAAAAAATGCGGCTCTAAGAGCTAATGTTGTAAACGGAAATGTTGTAAATATCGTCATACAGAATAGAGGACAAGATTATACTAAAGCAAATTTGATTTTTACAGATATTTCTGGAGGTATAGGAACAGGAGCTTCAGCTAATGTAGTTTTATCTCCACAAAATGGCCATGGTTATGATCCTGTCGAAGAATTATACGCAAATACTGTTATATTTAATGTAGATTTTGAAGGTAGTGTAGGTGGTGTTTTTCCAGCAGAAAATGAATATAGAGAAATTTCATTGGTATACAATCCTTATGTTCGTGATACGGAAACTTTAGCTTCTGCGGATTTATACACACTATATACAAAACTCACAGTTTCTCCTGGTGTTGGAGATTATAACAATGATGAAATTATCATTCAAGGTGAAGATTTAGTGACTTCTACTTTTAGTGCAGAAGTTATTTCATTTGATGAAGTTACTAACATAGTTTATGTCAATAATATAAAGGGGACATTTAGTCCTAATCAACCAGTAAAAGGTTTAACAAGTGGCGCCATTAGAGTTGGACTCAATTCTGCGCCGCCAACCTTAGAATTATATTCAGGTAAAGTTTTATTTGTGTCCGACAAAGTACCGGTTACAAGAGATCCTGATCAAACAGATAGAATTAGATTTATTTTAAGTTTCTGATAAAGAGGAATAAATGACTAAGCTTTTTAATTACGATCCATATTTTGATGATTTTGATGAAGATAAAAACTTCATGCGGGTTTTATTTCGCCCAGGTTATTCTTTACAGGCAAGAGAGCTCACACAATTACAAACGATTTTATCCAATCAAATTGAAAAGTTTGGTAATCATATTTTCAAGAGCGGCAGTCCTATAGTTGGCGGCAAAATATCTTTAGATGATAGAGCGTATTACATAATTTTGAAAACCCAATATAGTGGACAAGACATTATTTTGGAGGACTTTTTAGGCAAAACTATCGTATCATATAATTCTACAAAAACTGCTAGAGCTAAAGTTATTGCTATCGACAATTCTTCAGCCAATCCTATTTTAGTGATAAAATATTTGAGTGGAGACTTTTTTGAAGAAGCTGATGAATTAAAAATTTATGGACAAAATATTTTTGCAGAATTGGCGGATACAAGTGCAACGGGAAGATCGTATGTAGCTAGTATTCAAGAGGGTGTATATTATTTTAAAGGTCAATTCGTAAAAGTTGTTCCTCAATTTTTAGTTTTAGAACTTTACTATAGATTAGGATTAAATACTGCAACTATTAATAAACAACCATCGTATAGAATTGGTATTGAATTTGATGAATTGGTTATTGATGAAATTGATGATGTAACATTATTGGATCCCGCACAAGGTTCTTTTAATTATCAAGCTCCTGGTGCAAACAGATACAAAATTAATACTATATTAAGTAAAAGATCGTTAGATTCTGCTGACGAATCATCATTCTTCGAAGTTATTCGTATTGTAGATGGAGTAAAAACTAAAGAGATTGACTATCCCGTTTACAGTGAGATAGAAAAAACTTTAGCAAGAAGAACATTTGATGAATCTGGTAATTATACTGTTGATCCTTTTGTTCTGTCTCTGGAAGAAGATTATGTAGATACTTCAAATAATAATTATGTTGATCCAAATTATTTAACAGCAGTTTTAGATCCAGGAAAAGCTTATGTTGGTGGATATGAAGTTCAAACTATATCACCAACAAAATTACAGGTAGCAAGAGGTAGACAAACTGCTAATATTAATGATTATGATTTACCTACAAATTATTCAAGTTATGTATATGTATCAAATACACATGGAACTTTAAGTATTTCAAATTTTAGTGTTTTGGATGTTCACTGTACCGATCATGCAAATGTAGTTTTTTCAACTACCGCTGCATATAACTGTTCAAAAATAGGTTCTCTAAGAGCTCATATGTTGAAGTATGATACTGCTTCGGGTGAGTCTGTTAATGGAGCATCTCATATTTTTACAATGAACGTTTTTGATGCTAATTCTTCATCTATTACAGGAACTTTAGCATCTTCAGGATCAAATACTAGATATGTTGTTTTACCTAGTTCTTTTGCTCAATTACCTAAAAATAGTTATTCAGGTTTATATTTTAGTGTTAAAGATGGCGCAGGCTTAAATTTAGCGCCAATTAAAATTGAAGGTTCGGATGAAGCATATAAAGCAATTTGGCTTTCTTCTGCATTACCTTTCACTCCTTCTTCGAATACGTTTTCTATAGATTCTGACTTTAAATCGGCTGAATCTTTTACGTTGAGAGATTCTTCCGCAAAAGTATTTGGATCAAATATACATTCTAAATCCAAAGATAATGATGGTAATGCTGTAATAACCGAACCAAATAGACAAGGTTTAATTTTTAATGTGCCGTTTGAAGCAATAAAAGCTAATACTATTACGAATTTTGATTTTATTGCAAGAAAGGTTTATTCAAATAAAATATCAAACGCTGGTGGTATAGTGACTTTAGCTGCATCTGGCACAGATACTTTTCCTTTTGCTGGAACTCCAGGAACACTTTCGGATAATACGATTTTAAATAACATCATTTGTTTTATTCGATACGATTCTGCTTCTAACTCAACTTCAGGTATAACTCCAAACACAGTATTGAGTTTAGCTAATAATTTATTTACCGTAACTTCTGTAAATGATTCTACAATTGAAATTGATTTTGATACCGCTGGTGTTAGAGCCGACTTTTTAGTTACTACAAAAGTTAATAATGCGGAAGATGGAACTAATGGTGCTGTTAGAGTAAAAACTTTATATCCTTTATTGGATAATAAACATGAAAAAGTGGCATATACTATTGATACCACCACAGGATTAACTTCAGCTAACACAGGAACAGTAACACCAATTTCTGGAGGATATGTTTTCCCAGATTTAGGAGTTACATACTTTGATAACGAAACCTCTGGTAGTGCTGGTAAAGTCAAACAATTAAAAACACCGGGAGTTCCCGTTAGTTTACAAGTTCCTGATGTATATGAAATAGTTAAAATTATTGATTCGAGAACTACAACTGGTAATATTACAACATCAATGTTGACTGATCCGGCATATGATATTACAAACAGATATGAATTGGATAATGGTCAAAGAAGAACTCATTATGATCATTCAACTATAAAATTAAAAAGAGGATTTAGTTCTCCTGTAGGTGGTTCAATTTATGTTATGTACAAGTACTTTAAGCATAGCCAAGCACCTTCACCACAAAATATTGGTTTATTTACTGTGGATTCTTATTTAGGTGGAGCATCTAACATAACATATGACAACATATCAAAGTTTATTGATAAAAATGCGGGTAAAATTATATCAAATAGATCATCATTTGATTTTAGACCTTCGAGAGAAATAGCCGGAGATAATATTACTGGCGCAGTTTGTCCTGATCCTGATGCAACAGCAGAACTTTCATTCCAAAACTACTTGTCAAGAATTGACAAAATTGTTGTGAAGCCTTCAAAAGAAATAGTGGTAATAGAAGGAGAATCTGCTGTTAAACCATTAGCACCTCCACACAGTGTTAATGATATGTTAATTTATACTTTGTATGTTCCACCATATACTTCGAGTGTAAAAGAAATACGTGCAGATTTCCAAAATAATCGTAGATTTACTATGAGAGATATTGGTGCTTTTGAGAATAGAATTAAAGGATTAGAATATTATGTGTCATTAAACAGTTTGGAAAAAAATGCTAACGACTCTAAAATTTTAGATGCAAATGGATTAGAAAGATCCAAATATGGTATTTTAGTCGATAACTTCTCATCAGATTCCGTTCAAGCAACTTATAGTGATGTTGGATTTGACAACAGAAATAAAGTTGAGGATGGTGAATTAAAACCTGCATCCTTAATGAGAACTGTAAAACTTTTGTGGTCGGCGAGTGGATCCGCAGGTAGTTATAAAGCTATGGGAACCAACACCCAAAAATCTTTAATAATGGATTATACTTCGACTAGTTTTGCATCTCAGCCTTATGCGACAAAAACCATTCCTGTCGCTAGTGCTCTTTATGGTAATTTTAACGGTACTTTGAGATTATTTCCAGAATACACCAGTGACCACGATACGAGTGTTACTTCTAAAGTTACTTTGAATTCAGTGCAAGGTTTAGAAAATGCATTTAATTTTATAAATGAAGCTTTTGATTTTATATCTGATAAGAATCCGACTTGGTTGAGTGATAAAGACAGTCCTTTTGCTAAAGTGCCCGATTCTTCGTGGTTTGAAACTGTTAAAACGCAAACTAACGCGACTGTTGATTTGGGTAATAATAATTTTGGTAATTTGCAGACAACAACTGATCGAGTTTTTGTTAAAAAAGGAACACAACTAAGTGCAGAATCTATCGATGTTTCTTCATCAAAGGTTGATTTAGGATCTTATATTACGGATATTGCTGTTAATCCTTATTTAAAACCTAGAGGTATAGTTTTTACTGGATCTTCATTAAGACCAAAAACTAGATTTTATTCTTTCTTTGATGATGTATTGGTTGACAATTACACCATTGTACCAAATCAATTAACGATAGGTGGAACTAATCCTTTCAAATCGGGAGAAATGGTACTAATTGCTAACACTAATGGTGAATTAACTACACAGATAGCAAACTATGCAGCAGATAGCGGTGTTTATCATTTAGGTGTTTGTGCTGTGTCTGAATCAGGTACAACAAATATAAGTATAGTTAATGAAACTT